TATTCACTTCACTAACGACGATACCATTGAATTTTGGGCTTACCCTAGCTCCACCGCTGCACAAATAAATGTTTCGGCAAAGCTGCGTGATCCGAGTGCTTGGGCGCACTACATGATGTCTGTCGATACTACTCAATCAACAGCAAGTGACCGCATTAAGTTTTTTATTAACGGAGTCCATCAGACTACTTTAGATAACAGCACTTACCCTAGCCAGAATTACGAGTTCTATATCAATTCAAATAAGACTCATTACATCGGGGAGGAGGCGGTTAGGCATCGTTACCCATACAGTGGACTATTGGCTGATTTTTACTTCATTGACGGGACAGCGTTAAGCACTCCAGTTGGAAATCTGATACAGGATACGGGGTATTCGTCATACAAGCCCAAGGCATTCGATATGTCCAGCTACTCTGGAAATTCGGTTCATCTACTTTTTGAAAACACATCTGCCATCGGGGAGGACGATGCGGGGTCTAATGATTTTACTGCGACTAATTTATCTAGCCACGATGTCATGCTGGATACGCCGACGAAGAATTACGCTACGCTTAACCCCCTCCAAAAAGCGGGCACAGGAGGCGATGACCCAACCGAAGGAAACTTATCACTCACTGGCGGAAGCAACCCCAGCAAAGCATTTTCATCCACAGTCTGTGCAAACAGCGGGAAGTATTACGCAGAGTTCCATCTAGATGCTTTAGGCTACCCAACCGTAGCAGTTGGAGACACAAGCCTGTGGGTGGATGGTTATGGCTCTGGCCGAATCCAAGGCAACGGGGTTGTGGCTTATGATATAAGGGCAGCTAGTACCAACGGGCAGTATTTTATCAACTCCACTTCATCCTCCAGCAATGTAGGAATAACACCCGCCACGGATGACATAATTCAAGTTGCCTTTGATGCTGATACTCGGAAGGTATGGTTTGGCCGGAACGGAACTTGGAATGGTTCGGGTAATCCGGCTAACGGCACAAATCACGTTGGGGTTGTTAATGGCACTGATGCGCTGGCAGTTCTCTTGCGTTCGGAGGTTCACTCTAGTGCTGGAACTACCGTTGCCAACTACGGACAAGACCCAACCTTTGTTGGAGGAGCCTCTAGCAGAAGTGACAGCCCAGACACCAGCCAGAGTGAGTTCTACTTTGCCCCACCTACCGGATTCAAAAGTCTGAACACCAGCAATCTCGATGCCCCATCCGTTACGCCGTCAGAGCATTTTAACTCACTGGTATATCAAGGTGCTTCACCGTCTGACAAAGCGGTAACAGGTGTAGGTTTTCAGCCAGATTTAGTTTGGATTAAGGCAAGGACGCAGTCATACAGCCACGCTATCTACGATTCAGTTCGCGGTGCTACCAAGGAGCTACACTCTGACACCACTGAGGCCGAGGACACCGACTCTAACGGCTTAAAGACATTTGACAGCGACGGCTTTACGGTTGGATCGGACGTCGAGGTGGGCGACCCAACCGGAACACGCATTAGCTGGAACTGGAAAGCCCACCAGACCCAACCAACACCAACAATCTACTCAACTACGCTAACTCTTTTAGTTAGAGATGATAACAATGATGGCACTGGCTGGGGAAACACAAAATTTGAGGTGTTCGAAGGCTCCGCTTCACTTGGCACTATATCATGCCCGACTACTTACGATTCATCTTCTGGCAATTATCAAGAAACGTGGAGGATTAAAACTAACAACGCTTCCAAAATTAAAGTTGTTTGGAAAGACGTAGATACCTCTTCATTATATGGGGCAAATAGATTGTGGTACGTCTATGCACTTTTTGAGAACGGCTCCACTCAAGAAGCAATTTGGGACCCCAACAATACTGGTTGGGATGGGTCTAACCCAACGCCGTCAAACGGTGACGTGTTTCGCGCACAAACTAGCAGCGCAAACGAGGCCACTACTGGCTTGCTGGTTCGCAGCGATCTAGACCCTGACGCTAACTCCGAGAAATATAACGCTGCGGCTGGGGTCACAATGTTTACCTACACGGGTAACTCATCAACCAATAACGACACGATGCTGTTTAACCACTCGCTTGGTGTCCCGATTGATTTTGCGATTGGTAAGTGTAGGGACACTGCATCCGACCAAGGCGGTAACTGGGTAGTTTGGCATAAGGATTTAAGCAACGAGTATAGTCAGCTTTACCTTAATCAGTCTGAACAGGAAAACGAGTCTAGCTCGAACACAAGTGCTTGGTTCACCACCGAAACTGCAGGGTCGCAGCATCAAGCCAAAATTAGGAATGTCGAAATATATGACTACGATGGCAATACCGATACCGTTCGGATGGTAGACAACAGTAAGGACTTTGTTTTTTACGGGTTTGCTGGGGTCGAATCTTATTCCAAAATTGGCAGTTACACGGGAACGGGTTCAGCAACCTCACCCCCCTTTATTTACACGGGCTTTGAGGTAGGCTGGCTGCTCACTAAAAACATAGATAACAATAATGTTCATTGGAATGTACACGACGCAGCCCGCAACCCACACAACGTGGTTGATGAAAGGGTTTGGCCTAACCTCCCTAATGCCAGTGATTCGAATTATGATAAGTTCGATTTTTACTCAAACGGATTCAGGCCAGTGACCGGAGATTCTGGGCATAATGGAAATGGAAACACTATAATCTATGTCGCCTTTAGTTCCTCATCACCCTTTAAATACGCCAACGCCAGATAGGATTTAATCATGCCATATACTACAAAAGAAGGCCGGGAACTCCCGATGGACAAGGAGTTCAGCCATAACGGAAAGGGCTTTGGCGCAACTTACCTTAGGATCGCCACTGCTGAGCAAAAGGAAGCCGAGGGCATCAGTTGGGAAACGCCAGTTGAGCCGCCAGTTGTTCGCGCACCGCTGGAACGTGAGAAGGCTGACGGTGTGGCGCGAGCGAAGGACACTGCTAACAAGATGCTATCCAGCTCTGACTGGCAGATCTTGGCCTCAATAGAAAGAAGCCGACTTATCCCAGATGAGTGGGCTCAGTATAGGGCGGCTGTCATTGCTGAGTGCGAGAGGATTGAGGAGGCGGTTTCCGCAGCAGATGACTACGAGTCACTTGATTCTGTCAAAAAGAAGTGGCCAATCTCACCTGACGCTATTGAATTAGAGGCTGAACCCGAGGAGAAGTGAAAGAAAGGTTAAGGATGAACCCAGATCAAGCCTTAATGTTATTAGTGAACGCCGCCCATCAAGCGCGGTTAAGCTACTCAGACCACCAAGCAATAGAGCACGCCAAGATAACCCTAGCTAAAAGCCTGGGCTTGGTTGAAGATAAACCTGGAGAAGACGATGGCGAAAAGGAAGAGGTATAAAAGTGTTTCCATATCTCCGTCTAAGGGCGGAGCCCTGATGTCTCGCGTCTCCGCCTCTGAGGCGGGGGTTTCCAACTACTTGGTTAAGAGGGACTGGCGGAGGGACTCGGACTACGAAATGCGCCGAGAAGGCTACGACTACTTTGGCGACTTTGAAGGCTTGGCCACCGGGCTTCAGCCTTTTCCTGCCGGGTCAAGCTCAACAGATCCGGTGACTTTAATACACATGGTTAGGTCTGAGACCGGAAAGACTCAGGTCTTGGCAGGCACAGCCACCGCTCTATATGTGTTTAATGCGCTTGAGTATGAGTACGTATTAGACCCTAACTCTGCTAATAACCCATACGTCAGCAATGTAAATGTGCAGGGCGGAATAGAGCCGTACTTTGCTTTCCTGGAGTGGCAGCAGATCGGCTCCGGCTTCTCTGCTAATGGCCGCCGATGGGAGGCTGTTAACATCAACGGGTATACTATCCTTAACAATGGTGTAGACCTGCCTGTGTATTGGAAGATTGGCGACCAGCAGGTAACCCCCATGACGGAGCTAAGAGATTTGGGGGTTGCTCACGTTGGGACAATAGCTGCCTACAATAACATACTTATGATCGGGGACATCAGGGAGGTTCCACTGTCAGACCACAATGCTTGGATGAATGGCGGCACTCCTTACGGTCAGTACCCTGACGGCCTGTCAACAGCCCGCTACCAATACCGGCTTCTCTGGTCTTCAATTAATAACCCCACAGAGTTTGGCGCTGTGGTCGGGTGTACCTCTACTAGCGGTAATAGCGCTCTGACCCTGTCGTTTCCTAGTGAGTCCTTCCTTTCGGGGGATAAGGTTGTTGTGATTGGGGCTGGGGTGAATGGAGGGAATCTTTTTACTACGATCAGCAATATAAGCGGCACGACTGTGACGCTTGCTGATCAGGCATCTCACTCCAACTCCTCAGCCCTGATCCAAAAGCAATCATCCATTGGATCAATTACAGGCTATGATGACCTAGAGGACGATGCTTCGGGTATACTAAAGATGGGCGAGCTTATGGGGCAGCTTGTGATCTATAAGGATACGTCCAGCTTCTTAGCCAGGTACACTGGGACTGTGTCATCCCCGTTCAGCTTCTCCAGGTTGCCGCTGTCTCCGGGTAAGTCCCTTTACTACAAGAACACACTCACAATAGTAGATGGTAAATATCATATATACGCTGGTCGCAGTGCGTTTTACAGGTTTGATCTACAAAACCGGCAGCCTATTGAGGTCTCTGTTTTAGACCGATGCAGTGATACATTTTTTGATGATCCAAACACAAATATCGGAAATACCGACCAGATCTTTGCTTCCAATAACAGCATCACAAAGGAGGTTTGGTTTTGTTTTCCATCTAGCTCAAGTGATAAGGCACTTTGCCTGGATACCCGGTATGGCACGGTCTCGACAACGAGCATAAACATAACCTCAGCACTGACTGTAAAAAGACCTACGCTGAACATTGTCCCCGTTGAGAGTGAAGACTGGTTTGTGATGGGCACAAGTGATGGGGTGGTACTGCTGTATGGGTCCGTTGACAGGGCTCTCTCTTGGTGGGGAGGGAAGGATGAGATCTACTACCGAAGGAGCAGCCGTACAAATACAACGGATACGGAAGGATACGACAGCACCCTTTCTTCTGGACTCACTGATATGGGGGATCAGTTCAATGAGAAGGACTTACGCAGCTACCTGCCAGCCCTGTCTAGCCAGCAAGAGAGCCTTACTAATTTAGGCCTAGAGGTACGGATCTACACTGCCGAGACGCAGACAGGGACGGAGATATCTGGAGCCCAGCATGTTATTGACGAGCCTAACGAGGCGCTGGTTAGCTTATTCCTTAGAGCCCACAATTTCAGAGATGAACTGAAGGTTACAGGTAAAGATAATCCTGTCAGGGTAGCGAGTCGGACATACGAAGTCAGTCGCATCGGGTCAAGGAGCGCGAGCAGGAGGGATGATTGATGTCCAATTTTACCCGGAAGCAGGGCACATTTAAGGTCATCACAGCAGGCCAGCTGCCTGAATTGCCTGACACGCCGGACCTTTATAAGCAGTGGTGGGAAGAGGCTAGGCTGGTTCTAAACCGACAAAGAGACGAGCAGGAGGATGACAGAACACCAACAACTGTTGAGTTTGATTCCGCTATTGAGTGGAATTACGTGCATGGACTAGGGCGCTTCCCTATAGTTCAAGTAGTGGGGGATGATGGGTTGGTCGTGGCCCCATCGTCAGGCGTCATGAGCATTGAGCACTCTGACATAAATACCCTCAAGATCACGCACACCTCAGCCACTAAGGGCTCCTTAATTTTATATTAGACCTAAACCATCCTATACCCTAAATTCAAGATATGGCGGCAAATTATCCAGGAACATTAGTTAAACGTCTCACCAAGCAGTCCCCCCTGACCGCTCAAGAGATGGACGATAATTTCCAAGACTTAAAGGATTACGCTCTAGCTATCGAGACTCAGATAGTTGACGGAACCACCACCCTTAATGCGAATACCGTTTCGGGAGACGTGGTTGATGGGGGCACTGTATCTAACTTCGCCTCCACAGGGATTGATGACAATGCCACCACTACCTCGTTAACGCTGGATTCGAGCGGTAATGCCTCATTGACTGGCAATCTATCTACTGCGGGCAACCTGTCGGTGACTGGGACTAGCTCTTTTACTGGCGCTATTACCGCGACCGGCGGTGTCGCTGGAGATGTGACTGGGAACGTGACAGGGAACCTAACCGGAAATGTGACCGGGGATATTACAGGCAGCTCTACAGGGAACGTCACGGGCAATGTGCTGGCAGTGGACGGGGCTTCGGTAGTCTCAAGCGGGGCTGACCTAGCTAACTCTTCTATAGGGGACGGGGTAACTGCCACCACTCAGTCTGCTGGCGACAACTCAACCAAAATTGCGACAACTGCATATACTGATGCCACGATATTAACCGCTGGCACAGGTATTGCAGTGGCATCGGGGCAAATATCTCAAGGCACTGGTGCTAATGGGTTCGGAGTTAGAACCATCAGCACGAGCGACCCCTCCGGCGGGGCTGACGGTGACATTTGGTACAAGGTTTCTTAATGGGACTTCACTTAAATGACAGCGGCACTTGGAAACAAGCGCAAGAAGTGCACGTCAATGACGGCGGCACATGGAAAACCTGCCTTGATGTGCTGGTAAATGATGGGGGCACATGGAAGTCAGCCCTGTATGAGAGCGGTAGTCAGAACTTTACCACCTCTGGGTCAACTACATTCACAGTTCCAGCGGGTGTCTACACACTGACTGCTACGGTTATTGGTGCTGGCGGAGGGGGCGGTGGGGGACACAGTAGCGGTGACTATTGGGTTGGTGGCGGTGGCGGTGCTGGTGGATACATAAATCAGCAAACCTACTCTGTTACACCTAACGAAGTTCTAACCATTGAAGTCGGTGAAGGGGGCGATTGGGGTTCAACTTATTTTGGTGCATGGTTTGCCGTAAACTCAGCTAGGGGAAGCAGTGGAAGAACTAGCTCGCACGGATCAGATGGTGGCGACTCATTCATGGCTCGGTCTGGGACGGACATTGCTCGCGCACAAGGCGGCGAAGGCGGGCCATGCGGTCAGCATACTGGGTTCGCCTCAAGCCGTGGCTCTTGGAGTTCAGGGGCGTCTTGCGTGAGGGCGGCTAACGGAACGCCAGTTGGCAGCAGTAATACGTTGGCTATGCCTGCTGCGAATGTGTGCAATTACAGCCACGGCTATAGCGGCCCTCAAAGCGGTGGTTCTAACGGCTCTGGATACGGCTCTGGTGGGGCCACAGGGATAAATGTTTTTAGTCCTCCTTCAACTTCTGCTGGCACAGACGGGGGCGTTGGGAGAATTGAATTAACTTGGTAAAATGACTCACACTGAAACACAGCTGGCCATCTGGAGAAAGATGGAAGAGATCTGCAAAGGGGATGAAGACGCATTCAAGTTCTACAACGGGCTGTGTGACTCTGTCCTTACTTGGGATCATATAATTGATGATGAGTCAGTTGACCCTGAAACAGCCGAGCGGGCGTTTCAGTTTTTACTTTTAGACGCACCACTGAACCCGTTCTTCCAACGGTACAAAGACTCACTTGTGCCTGTAATAATGAACGCGGTTTCTTCGTGGAAGTTTAGTAACGGGCAAGGAGCCCCCAAGATAAAGGCTTATGACATTTATACGGAAGTGGCCTGTGCGATTGCATTCATTTTGGGCGGTCGTGAGGCAGTGGAAAAACACATACCGGAACTGCGCCAAATGCAATGGCAAAACTGCCAGGAAGATGACGCAACGGATGGAGGGAAAAAGTAAATGGCACTACCAGCAATAGGAGCAGTTATAGCAGGAATAGGTGGAGGCTCAGCCGTGGCTGGCACCGCGCTTGGTATCGGAGGATCAATACTTAGCGCAAGAGCCAGCCGTAAGGCCGCCGAGCAGCAGCACCGAAACAACATGGCAGCCTACGACGCGCAGACACGCGCCGAGCTAGAGGCTGACAGACGCAATCGTGAGGGTGTGATGACCCTTTTGCAGCGCCCCTTCGAGAGTAACGTACTCACACCACTCTCCCAGAGGTATGCGCTTGGCGGCATCAACGAAGAGGCCCGTGGTCTTGCTGATCAGATCATGGCCAAGCAGGCCGAGATTGATGAGAGCACTGACGAAGGTGCGATTAAGTCGATGCGGGCAGATCTCGACGCGCTGAACGCCCAAAAGGTTAGGGTTGAGTTTGAGGCGCTTGAGGGATTGCGCGACCAATACTCGCCCATATCTGAGGCAGGCCTATCCACTGCTAGAGGTATCTTTGTTGGGGGCATCCTAGATGAGAGAATGGCTGCGTACCAGCCGCTGCAAGATGTTCGCTCGCAGTTTGCTGGCGTACGTGACCGATACATCCCACAGCTAGAGGGTGCTGAGCAGCAACTGTTTGACCCCTCCCAGTACGGCAACCTTTACGACATGCGTCGTCAGGCCGTACTAGCAGGAGAAAGCCCGGAGACGGCGCGGCTTCGGTTAGACGCCACCGACTCCCAGTACCTTGATCCGTTCCTAGAGCAGCGCCTACAAGGTGCTGAGATGGTTCGCTCTAACGCGCAGCGGAACCTTAACGAGCAGGTCAACCAGATGGGGGCAGGTCGTACTTACGGTGGTAGCTCCACCGCTTCTAACGCCATGCGTGCCCGTGCGTCACTTGACGCGGCAGACCGATACTCCAACGCAGTGCAAGCGGCTCAGTCACAGAACCTAGCTGACCAAGAGCGCTGGCGTCAGTCTCGAGTACAGGCCAACATGCAGAACGAGGCAGACCGCCTCAACATTGCACGAGCCCTTGCTGGTACTGACGTGCAGAACGAGTCCCAGAGGCTGGATGCTGAGCAAATCGCTCAACAGAACATCATCAACTCTCTGACACGGCGTCAGGCATCTGAGACTCAAGGGATTGGTGAGCAGTTCGATACAGAGAACGAGCGCAGGCAAATGAAGCTTGATGATATTAACATGAGGCTGAACAACATTAACCTTGGAGAGCAACTCACAGGCAGTGCTCAGCAGATGTTGAGTCAGCCCGAGCGGGCAATGCAGGCGCTGCAAGGACAGCGTATGCAAGGCATGAGTATGTATCGCATTGGACCCGGACAGTACCAAGCACCTACGGTTCCAGTTAAGCAGGCTCAAGTTAACAACACTCTTGGCACTGTGTTGAGCACTATAGGTGGGGGCCTTACCCAGAACGCCATGCAGACCGGGTTGCACAACAACCAAATGGCGCTACTCAACCAAAGTCATGATAACAAAATGGCGCTTCAGAACCAGTACTTGAACCGGGCTTACGGGCCAGCTCCGGCGGCTGGGCCTATGCAAGGGCCTAACCTTCAGCCGGGTTACTCAGGGCGA